CTTATCAAGCTGAGGAGATGGCTGAAATAATTCTAAGAAGATCAAGAGAAGCTTTACAGCTTTCAATCAATGTAGGCTTTGATGCTTATGATTTAGTTATTGGAGATATAGTAAATATTACACATTCATCATTAGGTTTTTCTGCAAAACCATTTAGAGTTATGTCTTTGACTTTTAATGAAGATTTTACAATAGAATTAAATTTAGTAGAATATCAAGGAAGTCATTATACATTTGCACCAAAAGCACAACAAACAACAACACCATCTACAAATCTTCCAAATCCATTTGTTATACAGCCACCAGCTTCATTAACACTTTCAGATGAAATGATTGAATATTCTGATGGAACTGTAATTACTAGATTGAATATTCTTGTAGGTGCTTCACCAGACAGTTTTGTTTCTAATTACCAAGTAGAAGCTAAAAAATCAACAGAGTCAGATTTTAAAATTATTTCTACAGGTTCTCAATTAAACCACGAATTACTAAATGTTATAGATGACCAAACTTATGATGTAAGAGTAAAAGCTATAAATAGTTTTGGTGTTTCATCTAGTTTTGTGTCAGCTTCAAGATTAATTATTGGTGCTACAGATACACCATCTGATGTAGAAGATTTTAATATTTCAATGATTGGTTCAAATCAAATGTCACTTAATTGGACAGCAGTAACAGACTTAGATATTGAGTTTTATGAAATAAGATATTCTATGGGTTCAGGTAGTACAGCATGGTTTAACACATCTCCATTAGTACAAGTACCAAGAAGAAAATCAAATAGTGTAGTTGTAAATGCACTTAAACCACCATTTAATTTATATATAAAAGCTGTAGATAAACTTGGTAATGAGTCAGCAAACCCAGCTATAATAACTTCAAGTGTTGTTGCTTTACAATCATTTCAGGACATATCATTAATTACTGAGGAAACAGCATTTTCAGGAACATTTACAAATACATTTAAAGGAGAAGATAATAATGGCAATCCAGCAGTTACACTTGATACAATTACACTTTTTGATGCAAGATCAGGTAACTTTGATGATGCAGACAGTAGCGGTTTTTTATTCGATACAGGTGGATTAGCAAACAATATTACAGGTTCAGGAAACTATGTGTTTGCAAACAATTTTTCTCTTGATGCTATTTATGATGCAACATTTCAAGTTGAATTAACTATGGAATCTGACGACCCTTATGATTTGTTTGACTCAGGTAGAGGAGCATCTTTATTCGATAATGCTAAAGCACCTTTTGATGGAAATGCACCAACAAATAACAATGCAATAATACAAATAGGTGCAGATAATACAGCTTTATCAAACATAACTACTTTTACGACAGTTGCACAACAAGGAACATTTAAAGGTAGATTTTTTAAATTTAGATGTGTTCTTTCATCAGCTAATAATAATGCTAGACCTTTTGTAACAGGATTGAAAGCTAGATTAGTATTAGAGAAAAGAACAGAAACAGGAGATGATATTTCATCAGGCACAGGAACAAAATCTGTCACATTTACAAATGGATTTTTCCAAATTCCAAATATTACAGTTACAGGTCAAGACCTATCTTCAGGTGACTTTTTTGTTATATCAAATAAATCTAAAACAGGCTTTGACATTGTGTTTAAAAATAGTAGTAATACTATAATCAACAAAACTTTTGATTTTCAGGCAAGAGGAGTAGGCTTGAAAACTTAATTAAAAAGGAATATAAGAAGTTATGTCACAAGTTTCAGATGTATCATTAGCAAACCAAGCTTTCGGAAGTTTTAGAAGCGAGTTAAATTCAATCTTAGGTGCATTGAATACTGCACATATAGGAAGTTCTGCACCAAGTTCAGTAGCAACAGGAACAATATGGGTTGATAATGGAACATCAGGTAAATTAAAAGTTAAAATTAATGATGGCTCTGATAATGTAGAATTATTTGAAGTTGATATATCTTCAAATGCAATAACAAGTAACATGTCAGTTACAGGAACTATTACTGAAACAGACCCAAATGCTTTACCATTAGCTTTAGCACTAGGATAGGAGAATAAATGGCGAATACTTTCAAACAGATCAATTTTGCGGCAGAACCTAATTCTGCTGGAACACCTTATGTTGTCTATACGACAGCCTCATCAACGACAACAGTAATCATTGGTTTAATTCTTACAAACATTCACACAACAGGAGTAACAGCAGAAGTTGAATTAGTTTCTACAACAGCAAATAGAGGTGGTGCAAATAATGTTGCAAACGGAACATCTTTTTTAGTTAAAGATGTAAGTATTCCTCTAGGTTCATCATTAGAACTTTTAACAGGTGGTAAAGTTGTTATGGAAGCTGGAGATGCAATAAGAATAGATTGTTCAGTTGCAGATAAACTTTCAGGCTCATTATCGGTTTTAGAAATTACATAGGAGAATAAATGAGTTATATCGGTATTCCACCACAAGCTAATTTTTCTTCAGGTCTATTAGATAGATTTACTTCTACTACAGGAACAACAGTAACTCTTACCCACGATATAGCTTCAGAAAACGATATAGTTGTATTCGTAAATTTTGTAAAACAGGACAGTACAACATATTCAGTTGGTGGAACAGGAAATAAAACTTTAACTCTGGGTGGCACATTAGTTTCATCTGATATTGTAGAAGTTCATTATTTAAATATTGTAGGTCAAACAGTAAATCCATCTGCAAATAGTGTAGGCAGTTCTCAATTAACTGCTGATGTAATTACAGGGCAAACAGCTTTAGCATCTGAACCAGCAGATACAGACGAATTTCTAGTATCAGATGCTGGTACATTAAAAAGAATTGATTACTCATTAATTAAAGGTGGTGGAATTACAGTAGCAGATCAATTAAGAATAACTGCAAATATAACTTCTAACACTAATCCTATTTCAGCAAATATAGAAAGAGTTGATGGTACTGCTCAAGGTGGAATGACAGATAATCAAATGTCAGTATCCTCAGGAATATTTACTTTTCCTCTTACAGGTATTTATTTTGTTGCTTTTGGTGCGGCTTGTGTTCCAACTAGTGGTGGCGATAATATTGCTATTGAAATAAATGCTACAACAAATAATTCATCTTATAGTCAAATTGCTTATTCTGCGATAGGTGGAGATAACAGAAATCAACAAGCATACTGTCAAAGTTTAGTTGATGTAACTGATACATCAAATGTAAAAGTAAACTTTTCTTGTAGCAGTATTGATTCTGGCTCTGTTATTTATGGAGGTACTAATTTAAATTACACTTATTTTACTTTTATAAGACTAGGAGACACATAATGGATAATGATTATTTACAATTAGCTTTAGCAACATTTAATGGTGGTATGTGGTATGGTTGGGAAACACATGATGATGATGGAAATAAAATTCCTAATGAAGATCGAATGCAATACCAATACATTAAAATTACTAAAGAGGGTGCAACTATGCCAAGCGAAGCAGATGTTAACGCAAAGATACAAGAATTAAAAGATGCTGAACAAGCAGTAATAGATAAAAAAGCATCTGGCAAACAAAAGTTAAAAGATTTAGGTCTTGATGATGACGAAATAAATGCATTGATGGGGGTATAATATGTCAATAATTAAAATAAATGCAAGATCAGCAAGTGCACTAGATGCAACAGTGCTTACAGGAAATTTACCAGCTATTAGTGGTGCGAGTTTAACAGGGCTTAGTGCAGATTTTGTTAAATTACAAACGCAAACTGTAACAGGCTCAACAGTTGCTAATGTTACTTTTACATCTACTTATTTAACATCAACTTACACTACTTATTTTTTAACAGGATGGTTAATATTAGATAACAATGCTCAACTTCATGCTTATTGTTATCCATCTATTAATAATGGCTCATCATATAATTTAGATATAGCTGGATATGGCGAGGGTAGATATAACAATGTTGCAAATACTGGTACTGGAGAACATACAGGGGGTGGTATTCAACAAGGTAGTGGAGATAATAGGTGGTGTTTATCATCAGATGCATACAATGGTAATCAATCAGCTATGCAAGGGTCATTGATGTTTTCAGGATATATTGTAAATTCGCCTGATTATACAAGAATTAGATCATCAACTTATTATGGATTAGCAAATAGAATGTATGCTGGTAACGCTAGTGATTACACTACCATGCCACAATATTTAGGTGCAACAAGTTTTGAAACTGATTCTGCAATTAATAATATAAAAATTCAAGCATCTGCTGGAAACATAGAAATAGGAAGTAAGTTCACTTTATATGGAGTAAAACAATAATGAAAAAATTAATTGATGGAGAACTTGTTGATTTAACAAAACAAGAAATAGAAGAAAAAGAACAAGATGATATTAAAAATTTAGAACATAAAAACCAAAATCTTTGGTTGGCAAATAGACTTAATGAATATCCATCAGTACAAGAATGTGTCCACGCACTATTAGATGGTGGAGATACACTTACAGAACTACAAGAAAAAAGACAGGCAGTTAAAAATAAATATCCTAAACCTGAATAATGGCTCGGAAGTTCAAAGCATACGTTGAAAGACCAAAGCCAAAGAAAAGACCACGAGTACATAAAAAAAATAAAAATAAACAAGAAAAGCGTATGCAAAAAAAATATAATAGACAAGGGAGATAATGTCAACTACTACTAAAACTAAAACTGTAACATCACCTAGTAATATACAATTACAAAAAGGTGCATTAACAGCTGTACAAAAAGAACAAACTGGTAGTCAAAAAGCAACTGCATTAATAGAAAGTTTAGCTGCAGGTAAACCTAGTCTACCTACA